ATATTCTCATATCCTGTAGCCGACGCCTGCGACAACGTCGCCTGAGAGTTCGCGCCACTCGCCGACTTGTCAGGAAACTCTGAGTTTAAAATCTTAAACGCCTTCTCGCGATTCATCAGAATATCAGGAAACTTCGCCTGTAATGCATCGTAAAATTCGTATGTCTCAGCCCATCCGTCACCAGACATTTCGTTCTAAAAGAGGCGCACTTTTAAAACCAATCAATCAAAATCTTGTCTGGAGTACGCGGATCCGTAGAACGAATATATTCAATATCTGTATCTGGAAACCAATCAATCAGAGTAGTAATCACATGATTTACATAGTTCAGCGGAAGAGGACCGGGATTTATCTTATCTAGAAGACTCTGATGCGTGCGCAGTGGAGGATGTCCTTCAGGAAGTACCGGATATGAATAATAAAACCTACCATTTTTTGCACTTTCTTGGACCATTCTTTGAATATGGAGGCTAAAGATACGGATTTCATTCTCTTGCACACTATCTGAATAGCTATTAACCATTCCCTTCAGTTCGGTGCGTGTGATCGGAGGGGGCATTTTGATTATCCTATATTCAACAATGTCATCAAATTTAGGTGATTCTAATAAATACCTAAATTTGATTTTTTATTTCCTTGTTCTATACCATAAGTACGATGCCCAAGTTTATTCTTATACGGGATTCCTCAGGACGTGAACAAATGGTTCATATTCCGAGTGTAGCGAGTATCAGTTTTGGAGGAAAAACATGTTTCGGTCGTGCTATTTTAGTTCTGTACTATCATTCTCATAAGGCTGAAAAATATTATTTTAAGACCTGGGCAGAATGTGAAGCGATGATGAACCGATTGAAAATTGCAGTAGACGAAATACAGAAAGCACTTGTATCTATTCAACTTACCGATGACACTGTCTCAGGAACTAAACTCGCCATTTCTGCACCCTCACAAGTTCAACTAACTGAAACACCTGCATGATTTGTGTAGACTATATAGAATGAGGTATATTTTCACAGATGGTTTCAACTCCATGTGGCACTTTATATTCGGGATTCTAGCTGTTCAGTACATGATCATCGCACCCATTTTTATCCTCTATCAACTCATTCAAGGAAAACCAAATGATTTTATTGATGTGGTAGAGTTTGCAATTGGGTACATACTCTATAGAGCTTACGCTAGAAGTAAATAAATTTGAGTGCAATAGGTGTACTTAGTAAATTATACTTTTACCGCCTCGCTTTATAGACATGAATACACTCAATCCAGTATTTGAAGAGTCCGCTGTCCTACGGCAGCGACAAGCCGATCTACAGCGCATCGCGCATAAGTTCATGATCATATATATTGTTAAAGATTCTATTACTATGGGAAACTATCTAGCCCATGAGAGATTCTGTCGTGAAACACATATTGACTTCAGAATAGAACCATTTAACACTTCAGTGGAAGAAGACTGTGAATATATTCTACGACTTCCCGCATATCATGTCTATTATGATAAAGAATATATTAGGACCTTCTATCCTGAAACGAGCGCAGATGAGGCGATTCATGACGTGATTAGGACCTTCAAAGAGGCAAAAGATAAAAAACGAATAAAGATGCCCCGTTGGTTTACATGGACGATGCCGAAATGGAGACGCAGAGTCGCAGTTCTAGGTTCTGAAAGTTCTGACCAGTAAAGAGAATGCCGTTACTTATCACACGAAATCCTCGTTTCAAACCAAGCTCCATTACGGGTTGTCAAGTCTGGTTGGATGCAACCTTCATGGATGGGGGTTCACCCAGTCGGTGGCCCGATCGCTCAGGAAATGGAAATACTGCTACGATAAGTGATATTGCGAATACAGCGGCGCCGACCTTCGGATCTATGAATGGTCTACAAACTCTGCATTTCACTGCAGCAAATCGCACACTTCTGAAGACAGTTCTAGCCTCCTCAGTTGCCTCAGGAAATGAAACCTATTTTTTTGTTGGACAACTGACACAGTCTACGCCTTCAGCTACACGTATCCTAAGTGATTCTACAAACCAACGGCAGTGGCTCATTGGTGGTGCACTGCCAAATACTCTCTGTATGTATGCAGGATCTACACCTGCGATTCAAAATCTTCTTGTTGCTGCATCAATGCCTTTCTTAGGTACGAGTGTGAATACTTCAGGAACCCTGCTTGATTACCAATATGGAAATGCAAACTCACAGAGTCTATCCGCGTCTACAACAACGCTTAGTTCCTTTTACCTAGGTGGAACCAATACAGGAACTGATGGAGAGTTTATGGACGGCGATATTGGCGAAGTAATTATCTATAATAATGCACTGACGAATAACGAGCGTCAACAGATTGAAGGATATTTGGCGCAGAAATGGGGCTTGGTCTCAGCCCTGCCACGAGGTCATCCAGCCTATTCGGTCACATTTTATCCGAGCCGATCGGTGATGCAACCGAGTATCACAACACCTTCGGTAAACAATATACTCTTGATTACGTCATATCGTACACCATTTTTAAAGACTATTGGAGAAGGTCTCGTTTTATGGCTTGATGCATCCGATACGAGTTCAATGACTGTGAGTTCAGGAATTATTAGTGAATGGAGAGATAAATCTGGATTACATAATCATGCGAAGGGTGTTAATTCGCCTAGGTTGATTGCAAACTCTATAAATGCGTGTAAGGCAGTCGTATCAACTGAGAATCAGTATTTTACTGGTCCAATCTCAATCACTGGAGATACGCTTACGGTATTTGCCGTTGCACAAACATCCCGTCCTCTGGGTGATGGCAATCTTGGAAATGATCAACGACTTGTTAGTTTAACAAATGGAACATTTCCTGATTATGGACGTGAATATGGACGTCAAGATGGAGTTATTGCATTATTCAATCAACAAAACACTTCTACAATAGCTAGTTGGCGTGTTACCGGTCCTATCGCAGGAAATACTATTAGTACAAATGTTCCGTTTCAAGCAGTAAGTAAATATGATGGAACAAATGGATATTTATGGAAAAATGGAGTTCAGGGCGACGCACCCTCATCTGCATCATCTGGGACGTTTGGTATAACAACCTATGGCATTGGAAACTGTCCCACGCCCACCGAAGAATATTGGGTAGGTTCTATCGGCGAAATAGTTATTTATAATACAGCACTCAGTGAGTCGGATCAGCAGAAAATAGAAGGTTATTTGGCTACGAAATGGGGACTTTCTTATAAACCCTCAGAAGTTTAGTAATAGTGCATAAGCATATATGCAAATATATAAACCAGCGTTCCAGCACCGACCGTGGCGGCAATACCGAGTAAAATCCATCCACCGATCACAAAAAATCGCTCATAGTCACGCCGATTCGTAATAAAATGATCAATGACCCGCTTTGCAATACGTGTATACCATGGTTCTGTCACACCAGTCGTCAAGGAGATTTCATCTTCCGATTCGTGTCTCATTTGTAAATGATTATTGATCTTTATTTAAACCAATAAGTTAGATGGCAGTCCGTATCGCCTTTATGAATCGGGTCATAGGGTCTACAAACGACACCTACTGTCTCGCTGTAAAAAAAGGTGAAAATACACAAACTGCCTTTGCAAAAGTCTACTATCCGCCTCCGTTTCTTATTACCGCGTCAGATCCTGATAATCGGCTTACATATGATGTTACTGGTCTCAGTGTAAACGGAGATTCAAATGGTGCTTGTGGTTCTATACAGTTAGTTCTTGATAATCGCTACTCAACCTACTGGAATCCTCGCGAAAATAATAATGCTCCGATCAATAACTTTTACCGCATGCTCTTCACATTTTCAAGCCCCATCAACTTGAGTCAGATTGTCGTCACGACAACAAGTGATCGCTTATGGCAGAATACCTATGTCTATTCAGATGCGAGTCAAGGCACACTCGTAACGAGTCAAACGGGACTTGTCTTTGGGAACTACGTAGCCTACACAACACCTGGAGGCTCTCAACAATATTATAATGATGTGATCAATCTGAGTTATACAGGTTCACAGATCATGGTAGTACTCAATAAGACAACCGCCAATCAAACGTATATTTTTAATGTTGCCTTCACCTATACTTTTTAAAAAAGACTAGTAGATGTCTCAGGCTGCGTTCATGAATATCAAGACGATCTCTGGGTCCGTCGCGGCGACTCGTATGGGCCGCGCGATTCCGATCGTTGCAGGTGCACCCGCACGAACTGCGTTTGCAGTTCCTCTATTTCCTGTTGTATCTGCTGCACCGCCAACAAGTTTAGTTCTTACATATACTGGAGCCGGCGGCGGCGGCACATTATATGACTTTACCTTAACATGGATAAAACCGCCTGGAGCTGTAAGTGTAACATGGACAGTCCAGTATAGTAGCACATCACCAAGTAGTGGTTTTATTTCTGGTACAACTGGAACAACTTCATCTCAGTCCGCAACAACATCTGATAATAAGTCATATTTTTTTTATAGATTTTCTGCCTATGCCACCTATGCAGACTCAAGTACATCAGCGGTTGTATATTCTTCTGTATGGTATGCATAAATTTAAACGTTTGCGCGGCTACACGGATGGGTATCATGTTTCTAAATCCCAAACTTTTCGTTCTGAGTCATGAAGAACTCAGAACCATTGGTTTTGAAAATCTTACATACGGGTCCCTGACGGATAAAGGTACGGCCGATCTGGCTACGGCGCTACGGCGTATGACTGATCCGTGTGATATTCAGGGCTTGGATCTCGGATGCGGTGATGGTGAACTTCTCTACCAACTGGAACAGACTCTTGAAGGATCTGTTTGGCATGGTGTGGAAATCAGTGAATCTCGTGTGGATTGTCAGACTCGTGATGTCTGTATATGGCAAGGGGATATGTTGGCGGAAAACTTTCGTCCCTACAATGTCCTTCATGCGGATAATCTCTGTTTGGATTCGGTGACAGCGGAGCGACTGGAACAAAAAATCGCGGCGGAGTTTTCAGGGATTTATATCACCTATCGTGTGCCTGAAGATATGAGATTCTTAAAACGGGCGCGGCTTGTTGCCTCGGTCGCTGTGGAGGCGACATGGGGACCCCATACGATTTATTTGTATAGGGTATAATAAAATATATAGTAATACACTAGATGGCGTATCAGTTTCCAGGAGGTCAAGGACAGCAGGTACTTGGTTTAAATTATCTTGCGGGACAAGCGGCGCCTGCTATTCCCGAAGATCTTGTACATCTTTGGGGGCGCGGTGTGCGTTTAGGAAACGGAATGCCTGTTCAACCTGGGTATATGGGTCATTTCGCACATGCTCCAATGGGACCTGAAGAATGGGCAGAACTGGCGGAACATGGTGCGCCGCCTCCTGGATATTTAGGACCTCTTCAAAATGCTGGAATTGTTAGAAGAGCTGGACAAGAACTGCAACCGCGAAATATGTTTAGACGTGCCGCCGGCCTTGCTGCAGTAGCAGGACAACCTATTGGGTTCGCTGGTTTAGCGGCAGATTATGCGTGGGGCGATGATCATGAAGGCGCTATGGGTCCTCCTCAGTTAAGACTTGGAAGGCCACCGAAACAAGTTAAAGTTAACGGTAGAGCGGGAGTTCGTGAGTTTGAATATAATGAAGAAGCGAGGGCCGCAGGAAATGGTAATCTTAACTATGAAGTTAATGTGCATGGAAATAGACCAAATCGGTATCCCAGACGGATGGGCAAAAAGGGTCCCAAAGCAGTACTTGGATATCCTCCTGAGTTAGATCCTAATGACCCAAGGCGTGAAGGGGCGTCTGGTGCAAAACGATATTATGATCAAAATGGAAATCCGAGTAATCAAAATGTATATAATCGGACTCATCGTCTTCCCCGACCGCGTCAAGGCAATGAACGTGCTGCTGCAGAAAACTTACATGAGGAACTTGAAGGACCTGAACCGGCACCTGCACCTCCTCTGCGTGCACCTGCGCCCGCGCCTGCTCCTCCTGCTCCCAGACCATATGGTCTAGTTGGAAGACTTCTGGGTGCAATGGGTGCAGTAGCAGGATCTGCTGGTTCAGCCCAGTTGGGTCGCCCTCCATCATCATCGTCATCGTCATCGTCATCGTCATCATCATCCCAGTTCCTTCCTGGTCGTGGTGGTAAATCACGGCGTCAAAAAAAGAAAATGTCAAAGTCAAAATCGCGCAAACATAGAACTAGAAGGATGCGCTAAATGTCATCCATCCATCCCATCTTTTCATCCAGTGCCAGAACAAATGAAATGGCGATCGCACGCTCTTCCATTTTTTCCTTTACCTCCTTTTTCTTGCGGACATCCAGAATCTCTGCATTTTGTCGCACAGCAAAGGCCACAAACTCTTCAGGAGAAATCTCCTTGTCAATAATCCGTTTTTCAATCAACTTCGCCCGTAACTTCTCAACGGACATGTAAGGACGATGTGCATTCGGCCTGACAGCCTTCTTACCAAACGTCTTTTCAAACGCCTGTACGAAACTGTTTGCCAAGAGTGTAGGATCGGCCTTCCAGGCAATAGACTTGGTCGTATTCAAGATCTTAAAATACCGGATCACCTCAGATTCTGATTCACATCTCTTTTCTACCACGAGCACATCAAATGAATCCGCGGCTGGATTTGTCATAAACTGTTCCTTGATGATCGTCACGCGATGCTGACCGTCTACAATCACCGTTTTAATCTCCTTTGATCCATTTTCATCTTCAACCTCATAGGTCACAACATGAAAGGGTTTGAGATCAAGACTCTGGATTCCCTTGGGTCCGAGATGGGCAGCGATTTCGTTTTTATGTTCATCGTTGATAGATCGGTTTCCATTCCAGATTGAAATCTTTGCAAGATCACGAGCCGCCATTTTCCGTAGAATGGAGCCATCTGAGAAGATATGTAGCCTATCGGCGCGTGGTGGGGGCGGCGGCGCGACTCTGCGATAGACTTGGTCGTGTAGCGGTTCCATGACTTGTTTAGTTGGGGTGGGTGAAGGTCAAATTTATATATTATACCATACTTATTATTTGATTATATTCTTTTTCAAGTTCATCATTCTTCAGTATTGTAAATTACAGTAGTATAGTTTATATTTCCTGGTTTACGTCCAGAGTTACGATAGTCTGCATGTTGTTCTATTTCCATATTTAATCAGATATATACTGATTAAAAATAAAAATTTTTGGATCAAATTTTATTATTTATACAAAAACAATAAAAATATTACACAAGAACCGGAAACCTTCTGGGTGGTTTCTGGCTTTTTAGTTACTATAAGCAAGGCCTCCCATGCCACTCATCACGCGGAGAACGTTGTAGTTCGTCGCATAGACGTAGACCGTGGAGGACGTGACCGTGCCAACCGCGTTGTTGGACACCGTGAGGAGCAGCGTCGTGTTGTCAATGCGAGACAAGTTGCACGTGCCGCTCGGCTGGTGCTGCTCAGGCTGGAGCGCGAAGGAGTACACGTTGATGCCGACAGACGGCACGTTCGTGTGGTGCTGGTACGGCTGCACCAAGTTGAAGTAGTCGCCCTCGCGGACCTGGAACCGGTCGTGGCCGTTGAGCTGCAGGAGCGCCGTGACGACGGGGTTCTTGCCCGCCATGCCCTCAACGCGGGTGACGGAGTAGCCTGACTCCAGGGCGGCGCGGTCCCACCAGTCAGAGAAGTTGAACGGCTGCTGGCCCTTCCACGGGTTGATGACGTTCGCGTCGCAGCTGGAGTAGCTGTCGCGCTGGACGACCCACACGAGCTCCTTGCACGGGTGGTTGAAGTTCAGCTTGAGCTTGTTGCTCGCGGACGTGATGGACTCACCGCCCGTGAACTGGAGGACCTCAATGAGGTACTCGTGGCTGACCTGCGCGAACTTGCGGCGCTCGTCCGTGTCCAGGTAGATGTAGTCTACGTAGAGAGACGCCGCGACGAGGCCGCTGTTGCCGACACGGGTCGCGATGGCGCCAGAGGTCGTCGCCGTCGGGCAGTAGGACCACATGAGGTTCTGCAGGTCGTTGAACTGCAGGTTGATGCGGACCTCGTGGTACTGGAGCGCGATGAGCGGCAGCGCAAGACCAGGGTTGCGGCAGAACCAGAACTGCAGCGGGATGTACAGCGTGTACTCAGGCGCGCAGTTGAACACCTCGTTGGAGCTGTTCGGCTCGCCACCCGCGCAGGCGCTGTCGCACGGCTCGCCACCCTGGACGAGGAGATTCGTGAGCTGCGGGACGTTGCCAACCATCTTGGCGTAGCCGGCCTGCTTGCCAGCCTCCTGCGTGAGCTCATTCCAGATGTGCAGCCACTGTCCGTAGTGCTTGTCAATGCGCTGGCCGCCGATCTGCAGCTCAACCCAATCAATGAGGTTGTGACCAACCCAGTTGAGCCAGCGGAACTGGGCGCCAGAGCCGTCCGTTGACTGCAGGGCGACGCTCGGAAGCGTGGCCTGGAGGTACATACGGTAGATCAAGTCGCCGTTGCGCTGGATCGTGCACGTGACCTGCTTGCCGAAGTTCGGCGCGCCGTTCCACGGGTTCTCAATCGCCTCCATCGCGAAGTTGGTGTGGCGACGGTAGACCACCTTGAAAAAGGTGATCTGCGGGTTGCCAGTAAGATAAACGTCCTGCGCACCATAGGCTACAAGCTGCATCAACCCACCTCCAGTCATCTTGTGATATAACCATGTCAGAGAAAATAATTTTGGCGGAACTTCATTTTTTTACAAAAAACTGAAATCGCGAACCGGAGGCTTCGGTTTTTTTAGAAACTGAGGTTCTCTTTAACATCCCCTTTAACATTGTAAACCCATACCTCAAACCTATATCCAGCCTTAACGACAGCGTTTGCCTTCTCCTGTAGTCTACATGTCGCTAGTTTCAACGTCCACTCCGATTTTACCTCAAGAATAGTGTTTAATGACTTAATATAGAAGTCAGGGAAATATGTACGATTTACACCTTCTTTGCATACATATTTCACATTAGGTACATTAGCACGTCCTACAGATATATCATCTTCTGGAAACATTTGAAGTAGTTCATCCAATGCCCTATCCTCATACCCTTGTATTTTAACGATCTTTCCACTCGGCATGACATAATCTCTATGCTTAAATGAAGTTGCTTCTGCTTTTGCTTGAACCTCCGCATTTTGATTCGGATGTCCACCATATTTTTCAATACATGTATTTACCCATTTTTGATGAACCTCTGGAGTTCTTTTCGGATGATCGCCATATTTAAGTTGATATACTTTATTTATTTTATCTTTTATTTCTTCTGTTTTTGATGCATTTGAAACACCATATTTTTCCATACATGTAGTTTTTATCTTTTCAACTACTAGCTTTTTAGAACACTCCTCGCAGTATGGACTTCTATAAAGATTTAACATCTCAAATCGTTTATTTGCCTCTTTCCCACATTTACACCGAAATGTCACACGCATACGTTGATTAAACTTTTCATATTTCCCCACAACTGTCGCCTCACCCTCTTGAAGAATCTCTTCAAGTAACTCTTTAGTGTATTTCATTACCTTCCTACGGTTCAATGTGCGTATCAATTTTGAGAATAAGTCTCAAACCTCAATCAAATCCACAATTAAATATATAAAATATGTAGGAATGTCTGGTGCAGCCGAACCTAGCTTAACAAAAAGACCTGTTAGTTCTGTATTAGCGGAAATTACTAGGACCGATAGACCAACAATAATAATTTTGGGGGAGGATCATTTTTATAAACCCGAAACTTTTACTGTTATTTCTAAAATTATTGAGGATACTATTAAAAAGTTTGGTGCCGAGAACATAGCAATTTATACAGAAGCTCCAGAAGAACAATTATCAATACTAGAAAGTTCGCCTCACTTTACAGACCATCATATTTTAAGAATTCAAAACAAATATCATTTAGGACTTGTTGCTAGTGCAGTAACAGTTGCTGAACGAGAAGTGCTTGGTTCAAGTGATGATAGATATGCCGCTGATATACTTGACATATTTAGAAGATTTGTATCTAATCCCAAACATTGTATCATTGCATGTGTAGGATTACTCCATTCAGTAGAAATATTTAATCGTATACCCGAGGCGTTTGATAAACACGTTTACAATGTATGTGGTCTGGATACTGTTGAAAAAATGGTAGAAATATATTTTGGTGTTGTTGATGGGCATGTTACAAATGAAAACTATTTATCCCTACGGAGATTACCCATTATTGTTGATGATGGTGCTTCGCAATCAGGAGGATCAAATAGAAAATCAAAAAAACGTAAGATGATTAAGAAGAAGAGTAAAAAGAATAATAAGCGGAAGTAAATTTAATAATTCTATGTAAGGGTAAACCAAATATTTTGGCTGACCCTTACAACTGTCTCCCCCTCTTTAGTGTATTTCATTAGCCTCCTACGGATTTATACGCGTAAATAAATTTTGATAATAGATCTCAAATCCACACTTAAAAGGAACAACAGTGACGTCATAGAGCGAATGGGGGAACCCTTTTTTAAGATACGGCCGACAAAAAGGAGTAACCCAGAGGCCCGCACCACATTAGATTCACTTCATCAAGTTCAAATGAACAGATTATCCGATAAAAAAGAGAGTCTAGAATCACTTAAGCAAGATAAGACGCGTCTTGAGCAAGAAATCATGACCTGTGAGAATATTATTGAGAGGAATCTCAAGGAAAATCAAGTTCGTGAAGTTAAACGAGAGATTGAAAATATTCACGATGATAAAGATCTTTATAACTATTTTCTGGAAACGGGTGAAATCCTATATCAATATTACGATATTCAGGAGAAAATCCAGAAGGGTGTTGAAAGTATTCCTGGGTTCAAGCCCTTCGTAAAGCCTGGAAGTGTTCTTGCAGCTCTTCATGAAGCCTCTGTGCGGGATAATCCTGAACTAGAATCTAATACGCTAGATCTTGGCAAGCAGAAAAAGGAACTGAAAGGGGAGAATCTACAACGTGACAAGTTACTGGATAAATATCTTCAAAAGGTGGATCCTGGTCATGCGAGAAATAATACGTATGAAGCGGAGAGTGCATTTGGTATTTGCGATGATTGTGGCTCAGAAATGATGTTTAGTAGCAATGAGGCCCTATTTAACTGCCCTACATGTGGATTTCAGGAGTTTGTACTTATGGACAGCGACAAGCCGAGTTACAAGGATCCGCCTCGTGAAGTCAGTTATTATGCCTACAAGCGCATTAACCATTTCAATGAATGGCTGGCCCAGTTCCAGGCCAAGGAGTGTACCGATATTCCGCAGGAAATCTACGATCAGATTTTACTGGAACTCAAAAAGGAACGCATCACACAACTTGATAATCTGAAGCCTGTGAAGATCCGTGAGATTCTGAAGAAGATCAAGGCAAATAAATATTATGAACACGTCCCTCATATTACAAATCGTCTCAACGGCAAGAATGCCCCTGTGATGAATCGTGAGATTGAGGAGAAGTTACGTTATATGTTCAAAGAGATCCAGCCGCATTTCCAAAAACATTGCCCCAAGGGACGCAGCAACTTCTTGTCGTATTCGTATGTATTGTACAAGTTCTGTGAACTTCTGGAACTGGATGATTATTTACCGAACTTTCCGTTGCTCAAGAATCGTGACAAACTCTATACACAGGATAAGATCTGGCAAAAAATCTGTGAGGACCTGAACTGGGGCTTTATACGCAGTATTTGAAAATTATATCTATTTAATAGAAAAATGTTATTGCTTGCATTATTTTCTATTTTATTAACCCCTGTATTTGGACAAACGTGCGTAAATCCTTCAAGTCTCTACCATTCAAACTCTGGATGTGCGGCGGGCGAAGGGACTCCTGGATGTGCATTTATTCAGGCAAATGCTGCATCTCTTTGCAGCACCATGCTGACTAGTTGGGAAATCGTGAATGGGCCGGCGTGCAATCTGCGCGGAGCCTCCTACGGCTGTATCTATGCGGCCTCAACCCATTCTACAACAGATACCTTCTGCTGTGTGCTGGGATCACCTGCTGTTGCGACGGCAACTGCCTCAGCGACAGCAACGGCGACATCTAGTGGCTCCTCTTCCGCTACGGCGACAGCAACGGCAACGGCAACGGCGACAGTGACTGCGACAGTGACTAAAACAGCAACTGCGACAGCGACTAAAACAGCAACTGCCTCTGCCTCTACGACTTCCAGTGGCTCTGCTTCCGCAACAGCCACAGCCACAATGACTGCGAGCACATCTACATCATCCACGGCCACAGCCACTCGTACAAATACAACAGTTGCAAATACAACATTCAATAATATAACAACCACTCCAGTTTCAGATAAGCAGTTTACAGATTTACAGATTGGAGGTATTAGTGCAGGATCCGTTATTGGATTTATTTTCTTAACCTGCGGAGTCTGTTGCGGAATCATACGGTGTCGTAAAAATGCACCCGCTGAAATAACCGCCACTGCTGCGACCGAGGCACAGTCTCGTAGATCCTCAGTTGTTGCCATAAACGATCGGCGGCCATCCGTGGTGACGGCCGATACCATTCAGCGGAAGGCAAGTATGAAGATCCGTTTACCTGAAACTGTGTAATCATTCAGTTTTAGAGTGTATAGTATCCGCCCAAAGGAAATGACATCGGACGGAGTTTTCCAGGATCCCCTCCAGTCATTGTAGTGATTTCACGACGCAACTGCTTCGGATAGACTACATTGTAATAATGTACATCCTCCTCCGTAGTAACATGAGTGGATGCAAGTTGATCCATGGTCCCAGGAGATGTGAACCCTTCATAACTCAGTGCAACGGCTATGGCCACCGCAGCAAACAGAATAAGAAGTGAAATCGTATTTGAAGCGCGCATTCTACTTTTATTGACATAATGATTATGTAAATAAATGTAACTTTATTGACGGCTAAGACTGTAAACGTTTACCGCGGGAACCCTACGAGGTTCGCGCCGATACCAAATCCTGCACCTTGCCGGGCTGTGACACCAATAGAGGGGGAAACGAGGTCCAGAACCGCGAAAACCGCCGCCGCGACGATCGCGATCGCGACAACCTCCTGGAAGTCAATGCCCTTCCGGGGTACGAGGACCGCCGCGAGGCCGACAGCGATGCCCTCAATGAGATACTTGATTGCGCGGTTGAGAACTTCGGAGAGATCCATTTGTTATATTTATTCAATAGAAAATTGTTCGCGGAAACCCCCTAAAGAAATGATAGTGTATCTTCTTATAATGTCTGCCCCTGCCCAACAGCCTGAACGCGAGGACTTTTTAGAGGAGGATCAGGAACTCCCTGGTCAAAAGTATGTTCTTCTAAGTTTTCTGAGTCCGGAGAAAGTACTTGCAAATAAGGATGTCTTTCTCTTTACCCGTTTCGTAAAGGATTATGAAATTCAATACAAGACCAAGAAGATTGAGACATTTCTTGCTGCCCATATGAAGAAAATCAATGATAAGTTGGAGGTTGAGGCCGCGAACTTTGAGAAGTTGGATCTATCAGGGGCTGCGGTTGCCTGTCGTAGCAGCATGCTCAAGTATGAGGATATGGTTGCTGACTTGGAGGGATATGTTCGTAAGTCTACAAGCGAGATCCAGGAGACACGTATCAATGAGGATTACGAGGACTTCCTGTACAAGAATCGTACCAAGCTGGAGGAGGAGTTCTATGCCAAGAACAACTTCAGGACGACCATCCGTGGTCTGAAGGTCCGTGGTGTATTTGCCCAGCAGGGCGAGGCCGTAGCCCGCTCCAAGAAGCTCCAGCGGAATGACACGATCCACAATATCTTTGTAGGCGAGGTAGGAAAGTGGCTTCCTTGGGAGCCGGACCCCAACTCCGTTGCCGATCAGGAGTATGCCGAGGATCAACTTAACACTCTCATGAAGAAATACAAGGAGAATGAGGAGGCTCGTGAGAACTTCGTGTCCACTCAGCGTGCTGAGCGTAAGACAAAGGGTGTGAAGGGCATGGATGGGGCTGCTGCGTCTGAGCCTGAGGCCGCCGTGCCTACTGCCGCCTCTGGCTCTGGCAGCTATGAGGGTCTCTTTTCAGGCCCTGCGGATCTTGCTCTTGAGCGTAAGATGCAGAAGAAGGAGGAGTAAATATGTTTTCTACTATTTTTATTTTGATCACAGTAACTGCAGTCAAAATAAAAAGATACAATATGCATTTATGAGCTGGCGCCAACAGGGTCCTGCGTGGCACGAACCGCCCTAGGAATGCAGTTATTGCTCTGACAGAAGGTCCCTTCGGGGCAAGGATCCTCGCGTGTGCAATCATAATCAGCAAAGCCCTGGTAGAAGGCAGGGAACGTCGCCTTTAACATCGGAACAAACATGAGAACTAACAGCAAAATGACCAATGCAGACGCAGCAACACCAAGTCCAAAGAAACTAGACTTCATACTATACTATTCAGTATGAAGAAATCCGCCAGGATTCTTGAAGTCGGAAGGTTCAACGGTCATCTCAGAATGCGTGGGAAGCATCGGGGCATTCAGTGACATACAGTATCCATTCATACACCGCTTCCCCATAGGGCAAGGAGCCATATCTACACCACACCGTTTTTGACCATTATCAACAAATCCTTCATACTCTGCATATGAAGACCACACTAATAAAACACATGCGATGACAAGTATGCAAAGGCATGCAACCAGATCGTTATTCATCCTATTATATCTTACGAATCGCAATTGGAGGACCCTTCAGACGACGATTCGCGTTCGGATCATAGTTATTAACATCCTCTTCATCCTTGTGCCGGTAATGTTGTTGACTATGTTGCCAAAACTCGGGAGCACCAATACGGAAATCTTGGTGGAACTCGGCCTTGTACCAGAAAATACAGTCCTCTAACTTATTACTCTGTGATGTATTATCAATCACAAGACACTCATAGTTCTGTGTACACTGATCCATGACCTGACAGAAAAACTCTAAACTCGGGAAGGCCGATCCATAGTTCTCAAAGATGCGCTTACGATTGGATGCATAGGGTTCACGTAGAATGAAGACATAGTCAACGTTCGTTCGGAGAGCCGGTTGAATGCCCAAGGGGTACTGCATGGTAATCAAGAAAAACACCTTGAGCCAACGACCGTTCATGAATAAGTAACGAATATTCTTATCGTGAGTCCAGGAGTCATCGTACATACAGTCATCAAGAATCATGAAAGATCTCGGGTCAAACCGTGATTTGAAGTTCTCTCCATACTGTGCCTTTTCTGCCATGATTTTCGCCATGATCAACTTCTGGCGTTTGCAGAAGTTTGCTAGAATCGCCGGTGAAAACTCCCCGTGGATGAACAAGGGCGGAATCATTTTCCCATAGAAACTATTAGATTCTTCTGTTCCGCTGATGACTGTTCCCAGTGGCATATCTTGATGATGGAACAGAAGGTCTCGGACTAAAGTTGATTTACCCGTTCTACGGCGACCAATAAAAACGGCCACAGCATCCTGAGGGATCTTCTTCATGTCAAACTTTCGCAGATTTACGTTAAGGGCGGAAGGTGCTGCCATTCTCTAGCATAGAACATGAAACGCGTTTTGGTATAATAAGCGAATCCTTTACCCCGATAAGAGAAATGTGGGATCCGGCCTTTCAAACTCTTGAAATACCAGAAACCAAACTTGTCTATCGCCCCTTTACGGATGAGCAAAAAGAAGAGTTGGCTGGGTGCCGGGAACTTACAACGTATCATCCAGCGCAGAACTTTCTTCGGTGTTCACCGGTGGACGGCGTGAAGGATGGAGGCTATTGGCTAGATCATAGTCTTTTCTGGGTTGGACAGAAGGATCCCTTCCAGAAAGGTCCCTGTACAATCAGCCTTAAGAAGATCGGTAATGACACCGTGATTGAGAAGCAGGCCTATTGCAAGTTGACTCATATTCTTGATCCTATCCGATGGATTAAAAATCGCTATACACGATCCCTTGATTCCAAGAGAACAAAAGCCCTTGTGCGTACCCAGAAAAGGATGAAGGATCCCATGAATAAGGCTTATGTAGAATGCTTAGCTTCCTATTGTCTATCACGTGTCCGTGAACTGGATCTATCACCCCATTTTCCGCTTTTTTATGGATCTTTTTCAGGTCTTGTAGATACATATGAGTATGATATTAGTGAAGAGTATTCAACATATCGGAATAGTGCCTGGTTGTGGAAGGGGATCCGTTCCAATAAATGTCGTCTTGTTGTGGAACCAGCAGAAGCCGAAGCCGACTTTACTGAATGTCCTTCCTTCATTAATGGTGATTACAAGTCAGCTACAGGATCAGATACGACACTTGATACATCGGATAGTGAGGATGAACTTTCAGATATAGATGAACAGAATGATCTGGAAACAAGAAGTCTTCGCACCGCCGATGATTTAAGTTTTCATTCCCACGCATCGTCCGATGAATCTGCCGGATCCGATGAATCAGAATCCGATGAATCTGAAGATCCTAAACTTGCTCTTGAAGTCACCGATTTTCCTGTAACCATTATGTATCTTGAAATGAGTGAGGGTGTGATTGATTCATTTCTTGAAGATCATTCTCTCATTGAAGCAAAGCCTGGTACAGAACTATGGGAGGCGAAGTGGACTGCATGGATCTTCCAGATTATCGCAGGGCTCTGTGTGGCACAAGCCACTCTCTCTTTTACTCACAATGATCTACATACAAATAATATTGTCTGGTCATCAACGGATAAACCCTTTCTCTATTATTCGTGTCGTGATGGAACAATCTGGAAAATACCGACCTATGGTAAGATCTTAAGAATCATTGATTTCGGTCGTGCGATTTTCCGCTTGAAGCAACAGGTGATTTACAGTGACGATTTTATGCCTGGAAATGATGCGGCGACGCAATACAACTTCGGGCCCTTGCAACAGCTCAAACCGAACAATGCACCTGAAGTCTATCCAAACGCGTCCTTTGACTTGTCACGACTTGCAGTGAGTCTATTTGAAGGTCTCTTTCCTGAACAACCCGCGGCAAAAACTGGCGGTTCACTGTTGTCTCGTGAACCTGGACTAGAGATTCGTGAAACAGAGTCTGATCTCTATAACTTGCTATGGACTTGGATGGTCACCCGATCAGGTGAGAATATTCTGATCAATGATGAAGGTGATGAGAAGTATCCAAGTTTTGATTTGTATACAACTATCGCTGCAGAGATTGATTCGGCCTGCCCTCGTGATCAAGTCAAGAAGAAGATCTTCAAAGAGTTTATCATGAAAAAAACAAAGTTGCCAAAAGATCAAAAGATCTATAGTCTTTTCTTCTAGTTACAGCCGCATAATAAATAGAATCATAAGGCAAACTAGAAAAATAGAAAGAAATAGTATACACTTAATATTTGATTGCTCTGTATAGGAAGTATCAGGCTCTACTATAGGTCTCCTTCTAACTATTGGATTTTCAACAATAATGTATCCTTGCGGCACTGATGGTACAGTATTAACATCATAAGCTCTATGACATATAGGACACTCTGGATGTCCTTTATGTAATAGATATGACATCCAGCAAGAAATGTGTGTATGAAAACGACAACTACACGTGGTTAAGCGATAGTAGTCTTTAAATTCAAATGTAATCACTGTATTTTCTTGACTACCTTGATCAAGGCAAAACATGCATGCCTCCATAGCGCGTTATTCTAGATAATTCTTAAAATCGCGGAACACCCACCTGTAAATCAAAATCAGCATTGATCTTTGGTTCGGCTGCAGCTCCTGAGAGGACTGGCATCTTAAAATCGGTCAAAAATGAGCCGAATGAAGTAACTGAGTCAGGAACCAGTTGATACAAGAAAGTAACCATTATTGCACCGATGAAGAAATCACGAAGGGCGCTTTTGATTTGAAAGTCTTCCTTTTGAATGTAAAGTGTCTGTGCAGTTCCTAAAGCTGATACAATCAAGCCGCCTATTAATACGGTCAAATACAAGGATGTATTCTCAAACATTTCTGACTATCTTCTGGAAAAAACGAATGCATTTAGGGCGCAAGCTCAGGACAACTGTTCAAACTCAATCTTACCATCCTCTAGATCCTCAAAATCATCCATTGGTTCCGGAGGATGATCTAGTTGCGTTATATGATCCACTTCATCAACCTCTTCCGCAGGGACAGGAGCACTGATTGAGTTTTCATCCGGATTATTGGAATCAAAATAAGTGTCCATGTTGGTGAATCCAACCGATCGTTCAGTGTCTACAATAAAGGTGGGAGCAGCCTGTGTCTCAGTAGGTGCCTCCTTTGTAACCTCTACCGCTTCAGGTATGGCTAGAGATTCAGGCACAGATTCAGCTACAGTTTTAGATACGGGTTCAGGCACAGCTTTGCCCGAATCTTCTCTTACGACAAGATTACCTGTATCAGCTTCTTCCTCATCCTCATCACCATCGTCATTTAGATATTCCTTGAGGATTGACTTTACCGGTAGGAGACTTCTGATTGACTGCTGGATTCCTTCCTGAATAAGACCTTCCACTTGCCTCATATTCTTTTGTCTCTCAATACCATTCCCCTGTTCTGCAAATAAAAATGCATTTCCCCACAACATGCGACCTGTTTCACGCAAGGTCCTGTGAAGAAAATGATCCAGTTTCGGAATGGTAATCTGCAACTTCTTTTGCTTCGTCGTGATCCGAATGGCTGACAAGACTTTAGTGTGCGCAATGAAGACAGCTGTAAGAAGTTCATCTAGATAATCACAGTTGGAGTTTGTTCTAATCTTATCCGTTTCACGGATTACTTTATCCTGATTCCAATCCGGAATCTCCTGAAGCAAAGTCTGAAAGTTCCAGAGTAATCTCTTCGGATCTGTATCCTTCTCCTTTGCCGACGCCAACAAATCTAGGAAAAAGATTTGAATGCAGCTTCCTAAGATTTGACATAGCTGGCGCGTATATTCTGATTTTGCTTCCGCGTAAACATTGATAGAATCGTTTCCTACGTTCATTCCCTATCTGAACAAGGTTTCATGCGGAGGCACACATTTCCGCAGCTGCTTTCTCTCCACAGACCCAGGCCAACAGAAGCCACGGAGATACTCCGTTTCCCCAACGTCTATACGCTTCTAGAGAAATCTCCTTTGAAATGCTCTTATCTTCAAGTACTTGATGAAGAAGACATGTAGGATCCTCACCCCGTTCACACGTGGATAAAATATCTTCCAGTTTGATGACCGGTTTCGCCTGCACAAGTCGCCGAGGAGCATGATGAATTTCTTTATAAATACAACGTGACAAGACAGGTGCTGCGATTCGCCACGGCTCCGTTGATTCTAAAATACATAGAACCTGTGACGTAGCCGTTTCAAGAATACGGCGCAAAAAGGCCTGTGCTTCTTGAGTCAAATCTTCAACACCTTCAATCCAAAGTAGTGACGCCTCCCTTGATCTTACTTGAACGTGTAGACGATCACGGCCGTCACGTAAGGACCGATCCAGCCGTGCATTCCAGTGTAGAAGCCGAAGTCCCCGTCTCTGTGCCTCCATTTTAACGAATGTTGATTTTCCAGATCCTGGGGGACCTGCAACGAGCCACGCGGGTTGAGGCATTTGGTAGATCTATGATAAGAATCTATAAGCCTACGACTCATATTTTCTTAGACCGCTTAGACTTCTTTTGTGTCTTGCGGCGTTTGCTGATACGACGACGGCGGCGACCACCCTGTTTCATGCTCAAGGCACCCAATGCACCCAAGGCAGCTAGTGCAGGGCCGAAGTTTGTCTCATCATTCCCCTGCTTATACGGCGGAGTCATCAAAATATACTGTGAAGGATCGGATAGTTCTTCACGAAGTCTATGATCAGGCATATCATCAAAAAAATAGACACGGTCCTTGAGGTTATTTGCATCTATATCCGCAACCTCTAATGCATCTTCTATGTTCTCCAGAGTTTTCGGAGGGTTGTGCGTTTCGCCTGGAACCTTCAGACGGTTTCCGTCTATAATCGCGTCAAACTTCACGCCGATCTTTGACAAGACGTGTGCAATAAACGGCTTATCGGTGTTATTTGTATAGAGAACAATCGCTGCGACCTTTGGAGACGCCCTCGCTTGCCGTAAAACAGCCAGAGCCTTTTCATTAAAGTCAAGTTCAGGTACCGGATCTTGATCAAGGCTAAAATAGTTTCCAATCAAGGTCTGATCCATGTCCCATGCAAACACGAGGCCAGCCATTCTATTTTGATCGTCTTGTTTTTAAAATGCCGAGCCCCTCAAATACTCCTGAAGAAGTTCCTCATCATGTTCTGCACTGCGCTGGATACTCTGCTGCAGCGGATTGCTCTCTACAGCGCTGATCATATCGCGTGAGTTACGCTCAGAACTTACATCCATCTTTAATGGCGCGCGGTACTTCACTTGACCGATGTCCCCTGCGCCAGGCGGTAAACCCATCACATTATTCACGGCGAGTGCACGATCATTGAGGATGTCTACGTCAAGCTTCTTGTAGGTCTGATTAATGTTCGTATTGAAGAGTCCAATATTTCCACCATTACCCGCCATCGGCTTCGCCAACTTTGACGTTCTGTTCGGATTCTTACGCATATTGTAGGCCGCCTGGTGGCTCATGAACTTCCCTGTGGCGGCCTTTCCACCACCGAAATACTCAGACTTTGCAGAAATCTGTGCTTTCTGTGTGGGCCGTGCAATATCCTCGGGATCCTAGAGCTTGAGGCGTGTGGGGCCGTCTGCGGGAGACGCAATGCCACGGTAATCCCACTTAATCGTCGTCTCCTTGACTGTCGTGCGCGCCACGTCACTCGGATCCCAGACTGTCACAGCCGGCGCACCCCCCTCATATAAAGTCGCAGTACCCGATTGACGGATATTTCCACTCGTCTCCTCACGACGAGTGGGGCGAGACGGATCATTATAATGCACTGTAGTCGCCTGGGCATCGGCAGGCGTCACATTGAGACCCATGGTCCGCTCGCTCGTATAATAACGTTCATTCGGACGAACCTCATAGGACTTTGCACCATAATCACCAGTGTCCGTATCCTTCGTATAGTATCCCTCCATGTCCGCGTTACGGAATCCAGCACCTCCGTGTTGATTCACCTTCGGAGTTCCATAGGCACCTACTACGTAACTATCACCCATCTCCTGACTCGCCGCAGGACCAAAGGCTTCCGTGCTGGTGTCTGAGCGTGTCTGATACGGCATGACTTGGACAGACCGCGCCGTTTCACGCTGTGATGACTCTGAGAAGGCTCCAATAAAGCGCTCGGCCTCTTGATTGACAGTGAACGTATCGGGACGGTAATGACGGACTTCACCAGGAGTCTCCGCCGCTTTTCCAGTAAAATGCTGACCAGGCACAACCGGTGTATTGTAGGTCAATTTAGGATTATCTGATGTGCGCAGATCATCTGTACGTTTCATGTTCTTCATCATGTAGTCATTGACCTCCATTTGCTGGAAACCTCCCTTTCCAGTGGATCCAAACTTCTCACCGATGCCAGGTGCAACCTTGACGGCCTCAAAGGGCTTCTCACCATCACGGCGTCTTAAACGAGGATCATCCAAACGGCTCTGGATAAAATCCGTACTATCCTCAAGACCAAACGGATTACCAAATGGAGTCTTTGAACTTTCAAACATAGACTCTACTTCACGCTTATTGATCTGTGTTGCCCCAGCGCCAGTGAAGGAATCAAGTAGACTGGAGTTCGCTTCCACGTTGACATTCTGTTTGACACGGCCTCCGAAGAAAGGTTGCATGTTGTTGTGAACAAAGTCACTCGTTGACATACTCATGCCACTCAGAGGACTTATCATAGTATCTCCATGAATATAGGTAGGATTCTCCTCAATCCCTGAAGGATTCATCGCCACAGATGGTGTCGTTGCAGCACAGCCTTCAAGCTGCGGCCGTGCGACCGGCTTCTCTCTCGTGTAATCCGTAGGCAAAAGACCAGATGCCGTGGCCGGATTTGGCTGCGAAGGGAATGTCTGTCCAAGAGTATTCTGGAACATCTGATCCATCTGTGTCGGTGATCCACTCTTTGCTATAGGTGCAGGGGCAGGTACAGGATATTTGTAAGGTGCATGTGTTGCCGCTGCGGCTTGTGCGCCCTGAAACCCTTCTTGTTTCGGTGCTGTAGTAGGTTTTTTAGATTTGACGTCAGTCGTCGTTGTGACTAACCATCCAAGTCCAGCAAGACCTATGAGTGTTACGACCTCCATCTTCTAAAAGGACTTTTCATAAAAGACCGCTTAAACTCGGAGTTAAAAACTTTGAGTGTAAGGGGGTGCTGTAGTCTACGCCCTAATGTGTCTTGAGGCGCTCCTTGTCAGTACTACGACTCGGAATGAAAAAATCAAATGGTGTCTCAAAGGTCGCTTGCGGCTGATGAGGCATATCAATCCACCGGTTCCACCCCGTTGCCCGGAGGGTACATGGAGGATTCGTGAGTTTATTGAATGCCATTGAGAATGACGTATCGGGAGCAGACTGAAAGGACGCTGTGGTCATGGCATTTGTCTCAGGATTGTATTGGCGATCCTCGCTCCGTACACGAGTTCCGAGACGATTGATGTTCTTAAGATCAGATTCCACGTCAGTACGCCAACGACCCTCGGGGAAACTTGCGCCAGCCATTTGCATGCGGACAGTCGCATCCACTGGGAATGTGATGTCACACTGATGATTCGGCTTATCCAAGTAATATCTGAGGGCATAACTTGTGATTCTCATATCATCGGCCTGACGAAAGTCGTCATTTCGGAGATGTGTTAGGTTCTGCTGTTTTGCAGTCTGCATCCTTTCTACTTAGTAACATTCTAGAGTTCAATATCTCTCTGGGTTTTTGCATACAGATGTCTGCAGCGGCTTTGGTCCCATGACAACCGGATATGCCCATGGCTGAACAGCAGGAAGATGTCTCGGTGTAGTGTCAATTGTCTGATTTATTTTCACATTCTCACGAACAATCTTGTTTACACCTTCCTTAGGAGCCTGGTATCCACGCTGAGGGCAGAATGTGTTCGGGAGATTGATGCCCCGTAGATCTGATTCAAGATCCACTAAGTTTCCCTTAATCAATGAAACTTCATTGCCGCCGTAAAGGCCCAGCATAGGACGTGCAGCATTCTTATGAACAAAATAAAAGGGACTCTGTTGATACATTTGAGGGTTTTCTGTTTTTTCCCAGTCGGCAGGTTGATTGTCAACTTCTCCCAGACGAGTTCCGTTCATCTTCTTTTCAGGTCTAACAATTTACATCACGAATGTAGCTGCGAGACGGGATGCCACCGCGGATCCATCCAGGTGCAGCGACTTCCGTAACCAAGTTCTTCGGATTCTGGATATTCTGCTGGATTGTCGTGATCAGCGGTGTGTACTGCTGGTCAAATGACTCTTCCGTGATCGTACCGCACTCCTTGCCCATACGAACCTGCTCGGAATGGATCAGATTGCTTTCCACATCAGGATTGCCACGACCTGTGCCCATATACGGCACACTCAAGAAGGGGCGAGCCTGCGGACGGATATTGCACCGGTTGTTCTTGAACTCGGGTTGATTGCGGAGAACACTGTCCACATCAATCACCTTATTGTTGTAGCCGTAGCCCTCCTTCGGATAGATCTGGAGTTGATCAACAGACAAGGGGTTCACCTTGCTCGCATCGGGCACCAGATTGGTCGTATAGTAAGCACCGGGCCCTACAGACTGCTTGAAATAGGAATCAATACCACAAAGATCATCGCGTGTGTGTGTGAGACGGTTGATCTGCATTCTGTCCTTATCACGGGAAAAAAGAAGGGCATAATAGAATGAAAGATAAACGAACCGAAGGTCCTAACTCGGCGACCTTTTGCCGTTGTATCAAATCCGTGAGAAAGACTGTAAAGTTACGTCGTGGAATCAAGTCCACTGCGGCAGCAAAGGAATCTGCTGCAATTGCGATCTGCACCCATTCTGTTTTACAGAGTCGGGGTAGAACATTAAAGAAGTTTTCATGTAAGCGTAAGAAACAGTTGCTCACGCAAAAGTTCATCTAGGGCTCAGCCCTGGGCCTTCGCAATTTTCTGCTGTTCCGTAGCATCATAATAGGAAGCCTGTTCAAGGTTGAGCCACGTGACGGGGCTTCCGTCCGTACCAGGCATACAGGCGCCCTTTCCACCCTCCTTACAGGTCTTGCCAGGAATCTTATAGAGCCAGTCGGCGAACGATCCTTGATCATTCGGTACTGTCGTAGACGGCATGGAAATGAACTGACGCTGACTCTGAGTCTTTCCAAACACGTCGGTCGGGTCGCTCGTAAACTGAACACGGAACAGATCATCCAATGATTGGCTAACCTCAGGATCACTTATAGGCTGAGCTCCTGCACGCATCGGATTATATTTAATCTCGTCAAGCATCACATTCATGAAAGGATTTGCCGCTGTAGGTGTCGTGTAGGGAGCCGGAGATGAAGCACCGAGACCAATCACATCTGTCTTATCCACGAACGGCTCCATACGCGGATCTATCTGAGATGAGTCGGGATCTCCAAAACTCTTCACATCATTCAAGGCCCTGAATGCAGGAATCAAATACACCGTAGAGAAGAACACAGCAATCACAATGGCAAGCGGATACTCCAAGAAAATGGCAGCAAGGCTTCCAGCGAGCACCGTAAATAAATAAACAAAAATAATCTGATTCACGAGTTCACTTGCACACGGAGCACGTCCCTGCGCACATTGAAATGTTTTCCCCCATGCATTACGAAGAAAATGTAAAGGATCCTCATAAATATAAGGATCGCATAAAGTCACCTTCATCCTATCGCTCACTCACTTTTTGTTTTGTTTTCTCTTGTCTAACTTGGCGCGCAGACGCTCCTTGACAAGATTACGACGGGCATCTCCATCACGACCGACTTGGCGCGCCACATCAGGGTCGTGCATTCCAAAGGCATTGCGCATACCCTCCATCATTTCCGTAAAGGCAGGATTATCCGTACAGGTCTTCATCAACTCCTCCGCTTCCGCCGCCAGATCCTGAGGACGGAGCTCTCCCCGCTGGATCTTATCTTGCATCCGCTTAGCAATCTTCTTCATAGCCGTCTGCAGAATCTCAGGGTTCCCTGTGTACGCCTGCAGAAGCAGTTCAAAGGCCCGTGCAGGATTGGTTTCACAGGCTGCAAGATCCGCCTCACTGATGCCAAAATCAGCGGCACTGAACTCACGGACAAGCTCCTCCGCTAGACGAGCAATGTGTCCATTCATGAACTGCGGAGGAATCTGAGGCATTCCACCGGCTCCGCCGGCGGCGCCCATGAACTCTGCGAACTTTCCTGCAAGATTCTTGAAATCTGCGCCCTGTAACTTCGTCTTCCAATGATCCAAAAATCCCTTTAAGAATTCAGTCTGACCACTGAGGTCAGTAAAAGCCGCCCCACCCTCAAATAATGAGCACATTGTTAAGAGCGTCAGATACTCCTGAATTGCCTTCTTCGTAGCATCACTCAAATCTAACCAGGTCTCTTCCGTGATGACGACACCGGGTAAAACACATCCAGGACAGACCTCATTGTTGCGCTGCGGTGAGGCCTTCGCCTCTGCCTGGAACCGAGCGAACCGTTCACTCTTTGAAAGAGCCTTCGCAGCCTTAATCGCCTCGGAGAGTTCAGGACAGGCACCTTCAAGGTCTGTACAAAACTCGTTATACTTCGTGTTAAAAATATTCTGCATGTTTGAAGCCATTCTGACCAGTGGATCAGAAGTCATTTTTAAATAGTAGCACGCGCTTTTTCACACCGTACACATAAAATCTTGAGCCAAGTCCAAATTGTCTTTCTGTTCCTTTCATCAAGGCTGTCCCAATGCTTATCAAAGATTCCGAGTGCTGATGATATTTCTGTGTACTGGGTCTGAATCTTTTCTCTGGCAAACTGGATAATCCCCTGCTCATCCTCTGCCTTAATCATCTCATGTGCACCCATGTAGACATTATCATAAAAGAGATCAAGTATAAGACGAGGATTTGACTTGTTCGCGAACTCTAGATACTCTAGTGCAACTTTCAAGTCCTTTTCCTCAGGAAATGTGAATGCCAGATCCTTAAAAAAGGAGACCAGATCATCAACAAAGAACCGGAGCTTAGATTTTTCTGCTTTTGTCTGCATGACCTTATGTATCTTACTGAAAGGATCTTTAGACTTCTCTACTGCCGCACTGGTCCCTTCGGCATACCTGTATTCCGATTGCTCATATATTCTTCCATCTGTTGATCAAACATCTGTTCCCGCCTTGTTTTGGCAGCTCCACTTGCTGCACCGGACGTTCCAGGCGGTGCACCACCTGCCGCCGCCGCTCCGTTCAGAAAGGAAAAGGTTCCAGGAAGGCTCGCACCTCCATCGCCTGCCGTGGATGTATCTGCCGATAGAAAACTGTAAAAAGAATCACCCGATCCGAGTCCTGATCCGAGTTCGGCTGTGTTCCAGGCATCGGGCTCTCCTCCTGCGGCGGCAGGATCGGCAGAACGCCGCTGGCCCTGCGTCGCCTGTGTTTCACGGAGTCTGCGTTCATAGATCCAGTTCATCACCTCCGCATCCACTCTCGGCTCCTTTTCACCACGAATCACCAGCGTGGGCGTCTGCTTCAGAAACTTCGGTAGGGCTGGACGATTGGGCCCGGGATCTACACAAATATAGCGAAACTCCTTTTTCCAGGGCGTTTTTGCCATTTCCTCAATAAAGGCTTTTGACCAAGGACATGAGTTGCTGTAGAAACATATGTGCGCCGAATCCTGCGACATCTTTATCATTGAGAGATTGTAAATGAACATGTCTACCGCACGCCTTAGCGGTTAAATTTGAATAGCTTAGAACGTAGATGTTAAATAGAAAGAATGGCACAACAGGATGTATTTCAAACATTTGTTAAAAAGGGTCAGACCGCGGCAACCTTCCAACTCGTAAACACGGATGTTGCGTTTGCAAACACTCTACGTCGTCTTGTCCTGACAGGTGTAGAAACTGTCGCCTTTAGGAGCGACATCAATGAACTCGGTCAGACAACCGATGTTAAAATCATTAAGAATACAACCTCCATGACGAATGAGATGCTTGCAGATCGTGTAGGTCTTTTGCCTCTTGTTGTAAAAGATCCTCTTGCCTGGAATCCTGATACATACACATTCAAGCTCTCTCTCACAAATACGAGTTCCGATCTTCTTGATGTGAAGGCCTCCGATTTTGTAGTCACTCAGAAAACTGGAGCAAACGGCGAGGAAACCGCTGTTCCAAATACGGAGTTCTTTCACCCTGACCCCATCACAAAGGACACGATCCTTCTGGCAGTTCTAAAGGGCGCTAGAGGATCTGATTCCGGTGCTGAGGTTGCAAACGAGGGATCAGTCAAGAGACAAGCGTCGGCCGCTGCAGGAGATACGATTGAAATAGAGGCGCGTGCAACGGTCGGAACCGGTCGTGAACATGCTCGGTTCATTCCTGTAAGCCAATGTGCCTACAAGTATACTCTGGATTCAAGTGAGGAGCGTCAAAATGAACTCTTTGAGGAATGGCTCAAGAACTCTAAAAAGATTCTGGATATGAAGACACTTGACTCATCGGCGCGGGATTCCTTCAAGCGCGAATACATGACGATGGAGATTGATCGGTGCTATGTCACAGATCCTGATACGAATGAGCCGAATAGTTTTGATTTCACTATGGAGACCATCGGAACCATGGGAATAGAGGCGATCCTCATGCGTGCTCTCCAGAAGGCCGTGCTGATGTGTGCACCCTACACAAATCTTGAGAGTCAGGCACTGCCTTCAGATATGCGTGTGCAGCCGGCAGCGAATCGTCTTGAAGGGTACGATTTCATCTTTCAGAAGCATGATCACACGCTTGGGAATCTCCTCACGAGTTACATTGATCTGTATTTGCTTGACGAGATCAAAGTAACGTATGTAAGTTATTGCATTCCGCATCCACTCCGTGATGAAATGTTATTGCGAATCGGCGTTGCGGGAGGAAAGGAGGTGGATGCGAGAAAGGTTGTTTCGGAGGCGGCACGCGGATGTGCGACGATGTTTTCAGCCTGGCAGGAGTCTCTGAAGAGACAGCTCGGTCAGGCTGGACCTGCGACGGCTCCAGGCACAACGGCTCCAGGCACAACGGTGATCCGTGGACCGAAGGTGAAGTTGACTACGGTCAAGAAGAAGCCAGCGATTGCCTAAAAAATACACTCACAAATAGAATGGCCGTAAGTGGACTCTGGCTGGGATTGTTTTTTTTAGTGAGTCTAGTCGCTGCCTATCTGATCTACATCTACAGGAGCCAGTCAGATCAGTGGAAAGAGGGCGATAAAGATCCTACACTCACACCTCAGGACTATATGAATGTCTCCGCTCCTGAAAAGGCCCCCAATGAAAAGCGGATTGTCTGGGTCATGCATTCCTATGTTCCCAATGTGCGAGCAGGCTCCGAAATCACCGCAGAGGATCAGATCCAGTTTCTCAAAAAACAGGGCTGGACGATTTATCTACTTGTCCACCGATGGGTTGTTCCCGAATACGGAGGTGTCAAGATTTATCCCATTGAAAAAGGAAAGATTCTTCAAAGTCCCGGAGTACTTGCACTCTGTAAATCAGCCGATATATTCTGCATACAAAACTACAGCATTAATGAGTTTGTAGCACAAACTGAGCATCTTAAGAAACCCACTGCCATTTTCCTTCATACACAAAACGACAATCGCGATATTCTGAATTTTCGTATGGGAGTTCCAATCTATGTTGTCTATAACGTAAACTACTTGAAGATTGAGAGCAGTAATGCCCAGCCGAGCATCGTCGTACATCCGAAGATTGATTCTAGTAAGTTCCGTATTCCTAAGAAAAATGCACGATATGTGACCCTCATCAACTGCAATGAGAATAAGGGTGGTCCCATGCTGCCGAAGCTGGCCGCTGCCCTTCCTGACATCCAGTTCCTCGGTGTCAAAGGAGGCTACTACAATCAGATGATGGAAGAGGAGCCGCCAAAGAATCTGACCTACATTGACAATCAGAAGGATATGACGAAAGTCTATGAGGAAACGAAAGTTCTGATCATGCCGAGCAAGGCCGAGACATGGGGTCGCACGGCAGTGGAGGCCATGGCAGGTGGAACTCCAGTCATTGTCTCTCGTGCTCCTGGACTTCTTGAGTGTGTGGGTAAGGCCGTGAATGCATGTGAACGCTCCGATTTGAACTGCTGGGTTGAACGGATTGAGACACTCATGAAGGATGAGAAAGCGTATGAAGAAGCTAAGGCGAAGTCACTTGCTCGTGTAGAGGAACTTGATAAAGAGGAAGAATATGTTCGCCTCAATACGTTTTTAGAGGATATTTATAAGCGTCATTCAGAATGAACATTTCTTAGAAATAAATCTGCACAGCAGTACCCGGCCTTATACTCACAATAAAAATCTACGTTCATCCTCATGTTTTAACATTATTTAGTTCATTAAGATGAATGAATGTGAAAGGCAGACTCTATTTCACCTTCTCAGACGTTGGTATACGAGTCGCCAGCTATTGCAACCTTTAGATCCGAATATATACACTTCAGTTGTATTCTTAACGAATGCTGTCACTGCCTTCTCAAATGGGTATTGGTTTTATGCTGTTCTGTTCACACTACTCTTCAAAACATCAATAGTATGGCGACTATATCCATCAACACTAACCTTTGTTCTCGATAAGGCTGTGTTGAATGCAGTGGTTTTTTGCGGAGGCTACATTTTGTACACTCGCTTGCCCAATATACATCTCATGTGGATACTTTTCATTATGACCACCTTCGTAGCAACAGTTTATCTCTTTTACTATGGATACATTACAAAGAGCTACTGTTATGACACAAAGAAGACAGTCGCAGCGAACTACCATTCACTTTTACACGTGATTGCATCGCTCGGTCATCATTTGATTATTTTAGCCTAACTAGTAAGATCCTTCCTCCCATCAATCAGCCCGACTGATATAAATTTGAAGGGTATGTAGGTCACCATGATGTGTATTCTATAATGACATCCTCAGAGATTTCAGTTCTTGCCAATCGTATTCGTGAGCTGGAGGCTGAGAATGCGGTACTACGAAAGGAGCGAGAGGAGACTTTCTACAGTTGGACCAAGACTGATTTTCTAGACATGTTATTCCGGCGGATTCGTCCTGAGCGGACCTATTTGGCCGAAAAATACTGGGTCGCGTGGAAGCAGGCCTTTGAGGAGTATTGGCAGGACCATGAAGTTTCTGAACAAATGGCCTCTATTATGGAGGAAACAGTAGGACTTGTAGAGGGAGGTGATTCATTTATTTAAAAACTCGCGTATAAATATAGAATGTCATCTCCCCCTGGTGGACAACCAACAGGTGCTCAGCAAAATGCGGCATTTGTTGCGCAACTGCAGGCGGCAGTTGCTGCGGCACAGGCTGCTGCGGCTGCGGCACGAGCACGGCGTGGTGGCTCTAAGAGCCGCAAGGAGCGCAAATCACGCAAGGAGCGTAAGAATCGTAAGGAGCGCAAGAGCCGCAAGAGCCGCAAGAGCCGCAAGAGCCGCAAG